CCGTTAAAATGGCTTATGAATAATATGAAAACCCTATAGGGGTTCATATGTATTCATAGGTAAACGTGGCACTAGCCAAATCATAAGGAATTTGCTATGAACAGGGCATCTTTTGGTTCTCTCATGAGGGGAGGCCCAAGTAAGCGTAAAAAAATAAAGAAAAGGGAGGTTACCATGAAAAAGAAAAAAGGTAAGAAAAAGGGCTACTAATGTCTGATCAGAAAATTGTCAAAATATTCGTCAAGGGCATAGGTATGTCTGGAAAGGTAAAAGATGACAACAGCGGATCTGCTCCAGAGAATAAAAAAGAATCTGGAGAAGGAGAGATCAGCAATAGCTGAGAAAATGGTTTTAGGTCGGGAGACTGACTTTTTATCATACCAAAAAGACGTTGGTATTGCAGAGGGTTTAAGTCAAGCCTCTGACATTATCAGCGAAACAATGAAAAAAATTAATGAAGAGGATGCATAACATGTCTCATCCACATGCACTACACAAAGAGGAAGAAGTTGAAACAGCTTTAGAACCTCATCAACTACCAGTTCCATTAAATTGGAAAGTGCTAGTTCAACCCAATCAGGTAAAAATGCAAACTAAGGGCGGTCTACATCTACCCTCCATATCGAAAGATAATGAGGAGTATTTAACCGCTCACGGTAGAATTTCTGCAATGGGTGACCTAGCTTACAGAGATCGAGATACTGGTGAACGCTGGCGTTCCGAAATCTGTCCTAAAGTTGGAGACCGCGTGACGTATGGTAAATACGCTGGTCAAAAACTCACAATCAATGGCGTGAGGTTTCTACTGCTGAACGATGACGAACTGACGTCTATCCTTCCAGAAGATGCCGACATAGCCGCATATCTAGCGTAAACAACTTGGAGGTCGCAAACCATGTCAAATGAAGAAGTAATTCAGGAGATCGAAGATGAAATTAAAAAGGCCAAAGGTGAGCCTGAAGAATTTCAAATAGAAATCACTGAAGATCCTGCGGAGGAGGCGAAAGATGTAGCCGAGGAAGCAGTCGAAGAAAAGAAAGCAGATCCTGAGCCAGAGTATGGCGAGAAAGTTCAGAAGAGAATTAAGAAACTTGTCGATCAGCGTAGAGAGGCTGAAGTTCAAGCTAGGCAGATACAGGAGCAGAACGCCCAACTATCCGCAAGACTTGAGAGACTTGAGCAGGGATCTAAGAAAAGTTCTGAAAATCAATTTAATCAGCGTTACGCACAGACCAAGGCGGCTCTCACAAAAGCTGTTGAGGAGGGTGACACTGAGGCTCAAGTTAATTTTCAAGAGCAAATGGCAGATATGCGTGCCGCAATGCGGATCGCAGAAATGCAGAAACAGCAACGCGCACAACAGGCGGCATCGCCAACTGTGGGCAGGGCGCAACAGGTTGCACAAGATCCAGCACCAGAGAAGGCAATGACTTGGTGGCAACAAAATAATTGGTTTAATGCTCAAGGATATGAGCGTGAAACTGCCGCAGCTAGGGCAATTGATGTTCAGTTAGACCTAGAGGGATTTGATAAAAATGAACAGGAATATTACGATACATTAAATAATCGTTTACATAATGTATTTCCTGAGTTAGTTTCACCATCAAGTCCTAGTAGACCTAGAACAAAAAGTAGACCACCAGTCGCCCCCACTACAGGCGGTTCTTCATCCTACAAAGGCAACAGGGTTCGCATGACGCAGGACCAACTTAGAATGGCTAGAGAACTTGGTATAACAGATGAAAGCAGTCTTAAAAAATATGAGGCCGAAATCAAACGTCAGCAAAGGAGCTAATTATGTCTGAGAATAGAAATGTGCGTGCAAGCGAAACCCGAACATCTGTGCGTGAGGAGCAAGTTCGCTCTGAAGCTGCATGGAAACCACCATCATTGTTGGACTCACCAGAACCTCGTCCAGGTATGACCCAACGATGGATAGCTACCTCGATTCAGGGTAAGGATACTCCAGACAACGTGTATAAGAGAATGCGCGAAGGTTGGAACCCACGCCCTGCTGAAACCGTTAAAGATAAGTTGTTTCCGACTATCAACCACGGCCAGTGGGCAGGATCAATTGGGATTGAAGGCATGTTACTTTGTGAAATGCCTATCGAGACTCACAAGCAAATGAAGGCTTATTATCAAAATAGAAATTCAGAGCAAAATGAGTCAATTTCAAGCGATCTTGATGCGTTAGGACGAAAAACTGGACATTCGATTCATCAGACTCGAAAGTCCTCTTCGAGCCGTGGCAGGGATTACTCTGCTATGGAAGACTAAAACTTTAACGCTAAAGGAGCGAAAAAATGGCTAATGTTGATGCAGCCTTCGGTTTTGTACCGACTCGCCACATGAGCGGTAATGCACCAAGGACTAACGTCTACACTTGTGCAAGTGAATTAGCAGAAAACATCTTCAAAGGTGATCTCTGCATAATCATAAGCACTGGTCTCGTTACTCCACATACAGCCACCGAAGTGAATAACATCGGTGTGTTTGATGGGTGTGCCTATACTGCGAGTGATGGCTCATACGTTTACAGTGAATACTGGCCTAGTGGAACGACAGCGACAGATATCAAGTTGTTTATCTACGATGACCCATACATTGTTTACAAAGTTCAATCAGCAGGTTCTCCTGCCCAGACTAACATTGGTAATTGTGCCGATGTCGTGGCTGGAACAGGTTCGACCATTACAGGTCAATCTGGATTTGAAATCAGTGGAACTATGGCAGCAGGTACAGCTTCCTGTAAGATCATAGGTCTTTACGATGCACCAGATAATGCATTTGGTGCGAATGCTATCATGGAGGTCATCATTAATGAGCATCTCCTAAAAGATGGCGCAGGTATATAGGAAAGGGTTAGACAATGGCTATGAATAGATCAAGTTTTGCTAAAATGCTTGAGCCAGGACTGAATACTCTTTTCGGTCTTGAGTACGACAAGTATCCAGAGGAATACCTAGCAGTATTTGAAAGCAACACCTCAAGCAAGGCGTTTGAAGAAGACGTCCTGTTGTCAGGTTTTGGGTCAGCACCAACTAAGACAGAGGGTGCGGCTATTTCTTATGATGATGCTGGGCAACAATGGACAGCGCGATACCAACATGAGACAATTGCTTTAGCTTTCGCAGTTACTGAGGAAGCCGAAGAAGACGGTCAGTATGGCTCAATTGCTTCACGTTACACTAAGGCACTAGCACGCTCAATGTCTTCCACTAAGGAAATCAAAGCGGCAAACGTCTTAAACTTCGCGCAAACTGCTGGTTACACAGGCGGTGACGGTGTTACACTACTAAGTGCTTCACACCCAACCCAAAATGGTAACCAATCAAATGTGTTAGGCACAGCGGCTGACCTTTCAGAGACTTCACTAGAGTCCGTTCTTATCAACATTGCTGATATGAAGGATGACAGAGGTCTTCGAATTGCGGCAGTAGGTACTACTTTGGTAATACCGACAGCTTACACATTTACAGCGGAGCGTCTGTTGGAATCTCAATTGAGAACAGGCACAGCCGATAATGACATTAACGCTATTAAGTCAGGTGGATACCTACCTAATGGCGCACATGTTATGCGTCGGTTGACAGATTCAGATGCGTGGTTTGTAAAGACTGACGTACCTGATGGCTTGAAAATGTTCCAAAGATCGCCTATGAAAAAAGGCATGGAAGGTGACTTCGAAACTGGAAATGTACGCTACAAAGTCCGTGAGAGATATTCTTTCGGTCACACTGACTGGCGTGGCATCTTCGGATCTGAAGGCGCATAATAAAAATTTGAGGGAGGGGATCATCTCCTCCCTTTTCACCTTGACAGTTGCATTCCGCAACTGACACTAGCCAAGACAAGGAGACACACATGGCTAATACAACATTTACAGGAGCAGTACGCTCCGAAAACGGTTTTAAAGTAGTATCAAAAAATGCTACAACAGGTGCATATACTGATACAGCGGTTATTGCCTCAACAGGTATTGTCACAAATAAATATGTAAAACACGTCGGCTTTGCGACAGGTGTTACTGTTAACTCTACAGCAGGGGATAGCCCGACAATTGGTGAGTTTTCTCAACCAGCAAACACAATCATCACTGACATTAAAATATTCTGTGACACAGCTCCTGTTATTGGAACTGGCGACATTGGGTACGAAGTTGGCACATCTAGCTCAGGCGCACAAATTGTTGCGGCTCAGACAGATGAGATTCTTGATGGCGGTACAACCGTTGTAGCTCACAACGTAACTGTGACTAGTTTGGTTCTTCAGACACAAGATGGTACAACTGCACCAGCTTCTGTTCAATATACAGACACCGCAAGAACTATTTACTGCAACATTACAAATACTGTCGATGCGACAACAGCAGGATCGTTCACATTCATCATTGAATATGTTCAAATCGCATAATTAATTAGGTGAGGGTAAAACCTCACCTACACATTAGGAGAGTAAAGTGGCAGATATTACAACGACAACTAAAATTTCAGAAAACACTCGTGAAGTTGTTTACGCTTTTCAATATCAGTATGTTGACGGTGGCAATGAAAGTGCTGTTTCTAAAATAGATGTCTCTGGTCTAACTAAAAGCGCAAATGGCGACACATGTACTGGCATAAGAATTGTTGAGTGTTGGTGGGTAATAAATGCAATGACTGTAGAAGTTTTAGCGGATGCAAATACAGACGTTATTGTTTTGCATTTAGATGAGGGTCAGTCAGGATACCAAGACTTTTCAAGATTTGGTGGTTTACCTACAAGTAGTTCATACGGAACAAGTGGAACTGGCGACATTAAGTTTACGACAACAGGGGCTGGTGCGGCAGGTGATGCTTATCAGATTGTGATAAGAGCAATTAAAGAGTATTAAATATGGCAACTTCAGGAACGGTAGCATTTAGACCAGACGTTGAAGAGATTATTTCGGAAGCCTACGAGCGGTGCGGAATAGATCCACAGACGAGGACAGGTGATCAAGCTGTATCGGCAAGACGCAGTTTGAACCTGCTATTTTCTGAGTGGGCTAATAGAGGCATAAACTACTGGACAGTTTCAAAGAACACACTGACTTTAGTAAAAGATCAGGCAACTCCATATACACTGCCAGAGGGAACAATAGATATAATTGATGCAGTTATAGCGGATAGTTCTGGCACTGACACGGCTGATCAAATGCTTAATCGTATTTCAATTGCAGATTACAACCAGTTACCAAATAAAACTAGTAGCGGTAAACCAAGTCAGTATATGCTTGACAAGCAGTACACGCCACAAATCTATTTCTGGCAGATACCTGACGTTTCAACATACAGCATGGTTTACTGGGCAATAAATCAATTAGAAGATATAACCCTGTCTAATCAAGATGCAGATGTTCCATATAGGTGGAGTGACTGTATATGTGCAGGTTTAGCAAGTAAATTAGCTTTAAAATACGCAACAGATAAATATCAAATACTTGATAGTGTTTATGAGCGTTCATTTAATTTAGCAGCGTCATCAGATAATGATGGGGTAAGTTTGAGGATTCATCCGACAGGACTGAACTTAGGATAATGGCAAGGTACGCAAGAGGAAAAAAATCCAATGCGATAGGCGACAGAAGTGGCTTCAAGGTCAAGTACACTAATTTAAAGACTACTTGGGATGGCTTGCGTGTTGAGCCAGAGGACTGGGAACCAAAACATCCACAGCTTACACCAGCTAAAAATGTTATAGACGCAACGGCATTATTTAACCCAAGACCAGATAACGACCCAGATAATTTTAAGTTCTTTGTCGGCTTTACGCAAGATTGGACAGTAGACCCAAGGACACTCCCTGGTATTGGAATGAACGGCAGGGGTAATGTCGGAAACGGAAAAGACTCAGAAGTTTATATATTTACCTCAGTGGATGTTACTGGTCTGGCTGGTACAGGCGCAATTGGAACTGAAATACCACTTGCCTTTATTACTGAGACAGGTGTAGCCGCGACAGGTGCGATAGGTTCGTTTACCTTAGCGGCTGTTATTAATGAAACTGGATTGGCTGGCACAGGTGCAGTCGGTGTGTTTGGCGAGACAGATGGACCAAACATGCAACTGTCAATTACAGAGTCTGGCTTGGCTGGTACAGGTGCTATAGGAACAACGGCAGTAAATATCCAAGGTTGGGGTAACTCAACTTGGGGTCAAGGAACATGGGGTGATTAAATGAATTATTCAGCACTAAAGACTAACATTCAAAACTTTGTGGAAGATGACTCCACAGAATTAACAGCCTCTATAGATACAATTATTTCCCAGGCTGAGGATATGATTTACCAACGTCTTCCTAATTTACCTGCATACAGGGGAAGTGCCTCTGGAAATTTAGTTGTTGGAACTTCTCAGTACACTGTTTCTGTTGCCAGAATGATAAGGCAAATTTCTATTATAGATTCAAGCAGTAACGTGGTTTATTTAGATCATAGAATTGATTCATATTTAAAAGATTATTGGCCTAACGCATCCACGACAGGAACGCCAAGAATTTACTCTACGGATTCTGCGTCTACATCAGGCACAGTTTTTACCATTGCACCGACACCCAGTGCAATTCTCGCTTATAAGGTTGACTATATCGCTCCAGAGACTGGTCTATCTTCGAGCAACACAACGTCTTGGATAGGTGATAACGCTGAGGCGACTTTACTGGCAGCATGTTTGTATGAAACTTCTGCTTTCCTTAAAGCCTCAGATACGTTACAATTATACAAGGCACAATTTGACGAGGCAATCCAATTGCTACAGCAGGAGATGCAAAGAGACTACGCTGCTGAATACAACGGAGGTATATAATGGCAATATCACAGGCAATGTGTACAAGTTTCAAGGCTGAAATCTTAGATGAAGTCCACGATCTTGTCGCAGATACAATAAAAATTGCTCTTTTCACAAGTTCAGCAAGTCTAGGCGCGTCAACTACAGCATATTCAACTTCTAATGAAGTTGCTAATGGTAACGGTTACGCAACTGGCGGTGTTGAGCTTACATCTAGAGCAGTGGCAACGAGTGGCACGACAGCTTACTTTGACGCGGCAGATCCAAGTTGGACTTCAGCTACGTTCACGGCAAACGGTGCTTTGATTTATAATTCAAGTGCAAGCAACAAGGCTATAGCGGTTCTTGCCTTTGGCGGTGACTTCACAGTCGCTGGCGGTACGTTTCAAATTGTTTTTCCAGCCGCAGGAGCAAATGCAATAATAAGGATAGATTGATATGGCTAGTACCTATGTAAATGACCTCAGACTTAACGAGATGGCTACAGGCGATGCGTCAGGGTCATGGGGTACAATAACAAACACAAACCTAGAGTTAATTGGTGAGGCTTTTGGCTATGGCACTGAATCTATAGGAAATGCAGATACAACAATAACAATGGCAGATGGTGCGTCTGATGCAGCGAGGTCATTTTACCTTAAAATTACTTCAAGTGCAGATTTAACTACAACGAGAGTAATTACCCTAGCCCCAAATACTGTTTCTAAAGTCTGGATGATAGAGAACGCAACCAGTGGAAGCCAAATTATAACAATCAAACAAGGAACTGGTGCGACTATAAATATTCCCAATGGTCACGTTAAGATGGTTGCGACAGACGGAGCTGGTTCTGGTGGGGCAGTTTTAGATTTACTTACAGATTTAAATGTAGCGACAAACCTTTTTGTTAAAAATGCTGGAACTGGTGACGGTAGCACTGCAAATATATATTTGCAAACGGCTGAGGCAGATATTGCGGCTGACGATGTAATCGGAAAAATAAACTTTCAGGCTCCTAATGAGGGTACAGGCACAGATGCTATTCTTGTTTCTGCGGCTATACAGGCTATATCCGAGGGTGACTTTAGCTCATCAAGCAATGCCACTAGCTTAAACTTTATGACTGGTGCATCTGAGGCAGCGACTACAAAAATGACGCTATCTTCGGCTGGTAACTTAACTGTTACTGGAATAGTTGATGTGACTGACACTACAGACGCTAGTGACGCGACAGGTGATACAGGAGCTTTACGGACTGAGGGTGGGGCTAGTATAGCTAAGAAGTTGTACGTTGGCACAGACTTAGACGTAGACGGCACAACTAACCTAGACGTTGTAGACATAGATGGTGCTGTAGATATGGCTTCTACGTTGCAAGTTGATGGTGCTATTACGTCTTCTGCTGGTGCTACAATTACAACTGCTGATAACACCACACAACTTACATTAAAATCTACAGACGCAGATGCTTCTGCTGGGCCTCGTTTTGATTTGACAAGAGATAGTGCAAGCCCTGATAATGGGGATAATATAGGTCGTATACGATATTTATTTGATAATGATGCTGGTGAACAAACTGAAGGTATTAGAATAGACGGTGTACTACAAGACGTATCTGATGGAACTGAAGATGTTGCATATGTCATTGATACAATAATTAGTGGAACTTTAAGAGAAAGAGTTGGTTATCGTGCTGCTGAAACGGTTTTTAATGATGACTCTCAAGACGTAGACTTCAGAGTTGAGTCTAATGGCAGTGCTTATGCCTTGTTTGTAGATGGTGGCAACAACCATGTAAACATTATGACCTCCACGGATTTAGGTGCTGTGCTTAATGTTAGCGGAAATGCTTATATCCAACACGCAGATAACAGCGATACTTTAACGCTTGAATGCACTGACGCAGATACTAACAGTGGGCCTAATCTAAGACTGTATAGAAACTCTGCTAATCCAGTTCAAAATGATTTACTAGGTAATATACAATGGGAAGGTCGTAATAATAATTCACAAGATGTAATTTTTGCTGAAATGAGATCACAAATTGAAACTACTACTGATGATAGTGAAGATGCAAATTTTAAATGGTCAACAATGGTAGGCGGTACATTAAGAGACAGACTATCTCTTAATGCAAATACTACTGTTTTTAATGATGATAGTATAGACGTAGACTTCCGTGTTGAATCTAATGGCAACGCTAATATGTTGTTTGTTGATGGTGGTAACAATCGGGTTGGTATTGGCACAAATTCGCCAGCTCATGCACTAGATGTAAATGGTAGTCTGTCCAGCAATGGCAATGAAAATGTTATGCGTATTGCGGCCGCAGATTCTACTAATGCAGGGGGTGTTACCATAAATAGTATTTACGCAGCCTCTGCTAGTGCTAGGGTCACTACTATTTTTAGTATTGATGGCCAAGACCAAGCATCCCCATTAGCGTTTGGTACTGGAACAACAGAACGTGCGCGCATTAATCCAGATGGTAAATTACTAATAGGAAATTCAACAAGCCAAACTACGGATTTACTTCAAGTAGAAAGTCCTGCTTCTGGTGGTGGACACGGTATAGCCATCAGACGAAATGATAATAATACTGACCAACAGCTTGGTCGGATTATGTTTGGTAACACAGCCGATAGCGACATTGGTCAAATTCATGTTAAAACAACTGGTGCAACAAACACTGGTGCAATGATTTTTTCTACAGCTAGTTCTGGCACTACGGCTGAACGTATGCGTATCCTAAGCTCAGGTAACGTGTTGGTGGGTCAAACTACAAATGCCTTGGCAGACACAGGCCATATTTTAGATTCTTCTGGTACTGCGTATCACATTAGAGATGGTGCTTCTTCTTTAATCTTGAACAGAAAATCAAGCGATGGCTCTATTGCAGAGTTCTACAAAGACGGCTCAGCTATAGGTAATATTGGTGTTACAAATGCTTCTCTTGGTATTGGTCAAGGAGATACAGGTTTAGGCTTCTTTGCTACTGACAACATACTTTTTCCTTCGACAGCAGTTGGATTAACAAGAGATAATGCTATTGATTTAGGATATGGTAGCGGACGCTTTGACGACATCTACGCCACCAACGCCACAATTCAAACTTCTGACCAAACCGAAAAGCAAGACATAGCCGCACTTACTTCAACTGAAATGTTGGTAGGTAAACGTATCTCAGCACTGTTTAAGACATTCCGTTGGAAAGATAAAGTCGCATCCAAGGGTGATAATGCTCGTACTCATACAGGTATTATAGCCCAAGATGTGCAAGCTGCTTTTACAGCAGAAGGTTTAGATGCTGGTGATTACTCATTGTTTATCTCAAGTACATGGCTTGTAGATTCTGAAGGTAATGAAGTGGAAGAAGGTACAGAAGGTGCAGTCTCTAAAACTAGAATGGGCATTAGATACCCTGAGTTACTATCTTTTGTAGCCGCATACAACGAACAACGATTTGCAAATATTGAAACACGATTAACAGCATTAGAAGGATAAACAAATGGCAGTAACATATACTTGGTCAATACCAAAAGTTGACCGCACAATATCTACAGGTGGCATAGGCGCAATACATTGGAGATGTGTAGGCGTTGATGGCGACCATCAAGCATCAAGCTACGGTTCTACAGGGCATTCACCTGACTCAACTGCTAGTGATTTTATAGCGTATGACAGCGTTACAGAAGCAAATTGTATAGCATGGGCGCAAGCTCAATTAGACAAGACTGCAATCGAAACAGGCATTGCCGCACAGATTGCAGAAATGAAAACTCCAACTAAAGGAAGTGGCAAGCCTTGGTAGGCATAGAACCATAACAAAGGGAGAAAATTATGGCTAAAAAAGAAAAAGTTAAAGAAAACGTAATTAATATTGATGGGAAAGATTTTACAGAGAAATCCTTATCTTATTCGTCCAAATATTTAATTACTCAAATTAAAGATTTAGAGGCTCAACAAAGCAACCTCCAGTTTCAAATGGATCAAAAGTTGGCGGCTCTTAGTGTTATGAGAGCTAAACTTGCTGAATCTTTAAAGCCTGAAGAAAAGGCAGAAGAGCTGGCGTCGTGAAATTAGCTGAGAGGATTACAGTTGTGGAAGTGCAATTAGAGGAGCGTTGGAAAGAAACCATAATTCGCATTAAGCGAATTGAGGCTATTCTAATTGGCACTGCTGGAACAATTATTGTCCTCTTGGCAGGAATGTTATGGAAAC